CAATTAGCGCACACTGTTTTTAAATTATTGTGTGCGCAGTTGTTTAAATCACCGTCTGCGTGATAGACGTCAAAAATCACTGATTGTGTGCTAGTAATGCCACACTTGTCACACTTATTTTTCTTTTTATATCCAGCACGAGCCCATCTAGGTTCTTGAACTGTTGTGCCGCGAGCACAACTATCACACATACTCCTGTAATAAGTCCTACCTTCCTTGTGATAATTCACAGCGGCAAGGCTCTTACGGCATTTCTTACATAATGGACGTTTCATATAATTAATTAGCCCTTTTCGTGCCCTTTTTCGTTGTGTATAAAAGCTGAAATATTGGCAATATCACTAAATATTATTGAACATGGATCCCTAAGGAGATTAACAAATGGCACAACTAGGATCACCTGGCGTACAAGTAAACGTCATTGATGAGAGTTTTTATAATCCTGCAACACCTGGCACAATCCCATTGATTTTGATTGCCACTGCTCAGGATAAGACAAATGCGTCTGGTACAGGTGTTGCCGCAGGCACCACTTTAGCTAACGCAAATAGTTTATATTTGGCAACTAGCCAAAAAGATTTAACAGATAGGTTTGGCGTCCCAACATTCCAAAAAGATGCAAGTGGAAACGCTATCCAAGGAAGTGAATTAAACGAATACGGCTTGTTTGCAGCCTACAGTTATTTAGGTGCAAGCAATAGCGCATATATTTTACGTTCAAGCGTTGATTTAGGTTCATTAACTGGTACAGCAAATGTTCCAGTAGGTGATCCAACATCTGGTACATACTGGTTAGACACTGGTAAGTCACGTTTTGGTGTATTTGAGTGGAGTGCAACACAACAACAATTTGTAACTAAGACCCCAATCGTAATTACATCAAGCGCAGATACAACTTCTGGCGCACCAAGATCTACAGTTGGTACAATTGGCGACTATGCTATTGTTACTGTTGGTACACTAGCGTCTGAAAATAACGTTTGGTACAAAAATGGTAGCGGTACTTGGGTTAAGATTGGTACAAGCGGTCAAACTGTATTTGGCGCAAACAGTCCAACTATTTTAGATTGGACTTCAAGTTGGCCAGCAGTTTCGTCACGTAGCTTTACAAACGGTCAAATTTCTTTAACAAGTGCTATCTATACAATGGATATTACTGTTGGTACTGATACAGCAACAGTATCATTTAACGGTAGTCAAAACGCACATCCAACAGTTGCAGAAATGGTTGCGGCAATTAATGACGCATTAGATGCAGAGAGTATTACTACTGTTGGTGCTCGTGTTAACGGTAATAAGTTTGAAATTTTAGCAAATACAGATGTTGCTGTAGTGTTTGGTCCAGGCAATGGCGCTGAAACATTGTTACAAGTTGGTGCAACATCAACATCAGAAGATATTGGTATTGTTGCTGGTTCATACAGACCACCAAGTGTACAATTTACTGATCACACAAAACTACCATTTTGGACAAGTACAGATTCTACTCCACGTCCAACAGGAAGTGTTTGGTTCAAGACAACAGAATTTAACTTAGGTGCTAAGTGGTCTGTTAAGAACTTTAACAGTGATACACGTTTATTTGAAACTAAAGATGCTCCAGTTTACTCTGGAACAGTAGAAGCATTGTTTAAAATGGATCCATTAAATGGCGGTAGTGGTTTAGCTGTTGGCTCATTGTTTGTTAATGCAAATTTTGAACAAAACAGCATTGGTAGTTTTAAACTAATGTACAGAAAGAATTCTGGATCAACTAGAGCCGCTGTTACTGTTGCAAGTAACGTGACACTTGTTACTTCCACAGTTAACATTGCAGAAACAGTTAAAAATTCTTCAACATTAAATGTTGTAAGCATTACAACTGGCGTAAGTTTAGACACTTTAAGAACAGCTATCAACAATAGTTCATTAGCAAATGTTACTGCTGATTATGTTGACGGTCAATTAGTGTTGACACATGCTGAAGGCGGCGAAATTTTTTTAGACGGCGCAGTATGGGGAACTTTAGGATTTAACAATACATTGGACAATGTTTACACAGGTCCAACAGGAACAAGTTACGAATTACGTATTAGTAACTGGACTCCACTAGCTTCTATTGGTGACGGTTATTTCCCACAAGCAACACAACCAACTGATGCTCCAGCAGATGGAAAAATTTGGTATGCTACTTTCCAAGACAAAGTTGACATCATGATACATGATGGAACAACTTGGAAGGGTATACAACAAGTTTATGCTGATGCACAAGTTATTGTAAGAGCAACACGTCCATCAAATATTGGAAGAGTTGCAGGCGATATTTGGGTTGATACAAGTAATCAAGACAACTATGGTCGTACAATTAAGCGTTGGAATGTAACAACTCAAGGTTGGGACGCAATTGATGTAACTGACCACACAAGTCAATACGGTATTATTTTTGCTGATGCACGTTGGGCTACAAGTGGTTCCGCAAGTGCTCCATCAACTATTGATGCACTAGCAAACAGTGATTATGTTGACTTTGATTGTCCAGATCCTGCGGCATATCCACGTGGTATGTTATTGTGGAATACACGTAGAAGTGGCTTCAACATTAAACAATACAAGCGTAACTACATTAACACATCAGAAAGAAATACAATTTATGATGAGTTGCAAACTTCATACTATCCAGATCGTTGGGTAAGTATTAGTGGTCAGGATTTAAACCAAGTTGCATATTTTGGTCGCAAGGCACAAAGAGCATACGTTGTTGGTCAACTAAAGGTTGCTATCAATACAAATCAACGTATTTTAGATGAAGACAATATTTTCTTCAACTTAATTGCTTGCCCAGGCTATCCAGAACTAATCAGTGACATGGTTAACTTGAACAGCTCACGTAACGGAACAGCACTAGTTGTTGGTGACACTCCATTACGTTTAGAAAGTTCTGCAAGTGCATTGATTAACTACGGTACTGATTATTTTAATACTGGTATTGACGGTGAAGCAGGTCTACATACAAATAGCGACCACTTAGCAGTGTACTACCCAAGCGGTTTAACTAGCGATCTAAGCGGTAGCAACGTTGTTGTTCCAGCAAGTCACATGATGTTACGTACAATCGCAGTAAGTGATCAAAAGGCATTCCAATGGTTTGCACCAGCTGGTACACGTCGCGGTGGTGTTACTAACGCAACAAGTGTAGGTTACTTAAAAGACGGTAGCTTTATCCCAGTTAGTTTAAATCAAGGTGTCCGTGATCAAATGGGACAAGTTAAGATTAATCCAATTACTAATATTCCAGGCGCTGGTTTAGTAGCATTTGGACAATACACAAAGACAGGTGTAAACAGCAGTTTAGATAGAATCAACGTAGCACGTTTGGTCAGCTATCTACGTAGACAGTTAGGCATTATTACTAAGCCATTCTTGTTTGAACCAAATGACAAACAAACACGTAGTGAAATCAAGAATGTTTGCGAAAGTCTAATGTTAGATTTAGTCAGCTTGCGTGGTATATATGACTTTATCGTAGTTTGCGATGAAACAAACAATACACCAAACGTGATTAGTAATAACCAACTATACGTTGACATTGCTGTTGAGCCAGTCAAAGCAGTTGAGTTCATTTACATTCCTCTAAGATTGAAGAATGTAGGCGATATTAAGTCACGTCAATAATTAAGGAGCTATAAATGGCAATTTCAAGTTTAAGTAGATTTACAGTACCTATTCCAGGTGGCCAAAGCGCAACAAGCCAAGGCTTACTAATGCCTAAGCTCAAGTACAGATTCCGTGTACTTATGGATAACTTTGGCGTTACAAAACCAACAACTGAATTGACTAAACAAGTTATGACAGTTAGTCGTCCAAACGTTCAGTTTGATATGCAAACTGTGGATGTTTACAACAGCAAGATTTTCTATGCTGGTAAGCATACATGGCAACCTATCAGCATGACCGTTCGTGATGATGTTAACGGTCAAGTCAGCCGATTAGTTGGTGAACAAGTACAGAAACAATTTGATATGTTAGAACAAGTAAGTGCATCTTCTGGTAGCGATTACAAGTTCACAATGCGTATCGAAGTGTTAGACGGCGGTAATGGTGCCCAAGACCCTAGCGTTTTAGAAACATTTGAGTTATATGGTTGTTTCCTAACTGATGTTAACTACAATGAATTATCTTACGCAGAAAGTGCTCCAATTGATATTACAATGTCTATTCAATATGATAATGCTTTACAATTGAATGGCGCAGGTAATCCAAATGGTATTGGTACTTTCGTAGGTAGACAATTACGTACTAGTTTGACAGGTTAAGAGAAACCGGGAGCGGATCAAAGCCCAGATTTATTCTGGGCTTTTTTAATGGATAAATATCGTTATGGCCAATATCTTTACCAATTTTCTTAACAGTGTTAGCGGGGATTTAGCTAATACAAACTTAAAAGATTATAAACACGCAAACAGATTGTTTGTGCAAAATTTCTATAGACTTGCACCCAAACATGGTTTTTTATATTTTGTGCGTTTTAGACTGAATCCAAAAGTTGCAGATGGTGAAGCATGGCGTTCAAGCAGACAAGATTTAGAATTAGGCATGTTAGTTAAAAAATGTGACTTGCCAAAGATTACATTTGATGGCGGCATCGTAAACGTATATAACAAAAAGCAACCATATTATTCTAAAGTCACTTACCAACCAATCAACATGACATTACATGATGATAACAAAGGGCTAGTAAGAGAATTTTGGCAAATGTATTATCAGTATCACAGTGCTGACAGTTACTACGGCGGAAATAATGCACAACCAGGTATTATTCCAACCAATCCAAAAAATAGATATCAAAAACCTACACCAGTAACACAGCAACAACTTTTAGAACGTTCAAACCCTTCAGACCCAAATTATATTAATACAACTGATCCTGGAAGATTTGGATTAGATGTAAATGCTTCTGAACCAGTATTGCGTAGTATTGAAATTTATCAATTAAGCAGAAAACAATTCTTTTTACATACATTAGTAAATCCAAAAATAAGAAGTTGGAACATGGATACCCTTGCATCAGATGCAAAAAATTTATTAGAGCACAACGTTACTATTGAGTATGAAAGTTTGTATATGGGTCAAGGTAAAGTTACTAGATTTAATCCTAGTGGCTGGACTGATTTACATTATGATTTAGATCCAAGTCCTATTGGAGGAATATTTGGTCGTTTTAGTGGCGGACTATACGGGCCAAATGGATTAATTGCAGACGGTACTACTTTGTTCCAAGATTTGCAAGACATGAAAGACAATCCTAATTCAGATCCAAGACAAGGTCTAGATGTTTTGTTCAAAGGGTTTAGATTAATAAACAACGCAAATAATTTAAATCAAGATTTAGTAAATTCACAAGTTAGAGATGCTACTTTAAACTCAATTGGGTTTAGTCTTGTTAATGGTGCAACTGGTGCTGTTGAAGGACTTTCTGTACCAAGACCGTCATTTAGTGAATTTTATACAGAAGCAACTAATAGAACAAATGTAAGTAACAGAGTATCAAATGTTCAATTTGATCCACCACAACAAACAAGAGTAAGTACTCAAACTGCAAATGTTGGTGCAACGGTTAATTTAAATAACACAGCAATAGTTAATAATGCAATTGATGCGTTACAAAGAAATCCAAACGCATACTTAGTTGATACATATAACAATTTAACTGGATCACAAAAAACTGAATTGTATAATCTGGCAGCTAAAGCAGTGACTCAGATATATGAAACTGAAACAAATCCAGATATTGTTTCTGCCGCCGCCGCAAGATTATTGATTGGTGGGGGAACTGTTGCATACTATGTTGAAACAAATGGTAGCACACTAACTACAACTGATGAATCAGACACTATAGTTAGAACTGTTTTAACATCGTTATTAACTAATACAGATTTAAAAAAGATTTATGACAAGATACCTGAAAGTTTAAAAACTTCAATTAATAAGAACGCATCTAAAGCCGCTAATCAAGTATTAATTGATGGTGGTACATTAGACGATGCTAACATTG